TTGGAAAATGACTATATTCCTTCTGCTGAACGTGAAGATGACGTAACAGACGAAGACTCATTGGGCGATGTTGCACAAGCGATATCTTCTTTGAAAGCCCGTGCCTTGAACTCATCTTATGCTTGTACATTCTATCCTTGGGTTCAAATTGCTGATAACTTGAATAACGGTAAGCTTGTTTGGATCCCATCCTCAGTTGCTGCTTTGGGCGCAATGGCTCGCTCTCAAGCACAGTCTGAGCTGTGGTTTGCTCCTGCCGGCTTTAACCGTGGCGGCTTGGGCTTCTTGGGTGGTTCTCGTGGACCTAAAGTATTGCAAGCTCGTCAACGTTTGGATTCAAAAGAAAGAGACTTGTTGTATGAAGTAAACATCAACCCTATCGCAACTTTCCCTGCTGAAGGCGTTGTTATCTTTGGACAAAAAACATTGCAAGCTTCAGAGTCAGCTTTGGACCGCATCAATGTTCGTCGTTTGCTTCTTTACTTGAAGTCTCGCGTATCTGAAATTTCAAGAAACTTATTGTTCGACCAAAATGTACAATCAACTTGGAATCGCTTTAAGGCTGAAGTTAATCCTGTTCTTTCTGATACTAGAGCAAGATTCGGTTTGAGTGACTATAAATTGATTCTTGATGAGACAACCACAACTGCTGATTTGGTTGATCGAAATATTATGTATGCAAAAATCTATATCAAGCCTGCACGTGCTATTGAGTACATTGTTGTGGACTTCGTTATCACCAAGACCGGTGCGGATTTTGTTTAAGCCACTAATTAAGATAAAATAGGAGATTAATATTATGGCATTTTGGGGAACAGATTTAGCTGGTAATACTAGCGGAGATCCAAAAAGAAAATTTAAATGGAAGGTTTCTTTCGGGCCTGGAACTGGTACAGATACAAATATCATCTGGTATGCTAAAAGTGTAACTAAGCCAGAAGTAACAGTCAGTAGCGATACTACTCACAAATACTTGGGACATACTTTTAAATTCCCCGGCTCTGTGACTTGGAACGATATCGACTTGACATTGGTGGATCCCGTATCTCCTGATGCTGCACAAAAGACATTGTCTATCATTCATGCTGCTGGTTATAGATTTCCTGAGACAGAAACTGTGTTGGAAACCATTTCCAAAGACAAGGCGGTAGATGCACTTAAACTAGTTGTTATTGAGCAAATGGATTCTCTTGGAAACACAATTGAAAAGTGGACTCTGCATAATGCATTCTTAAACAAAGTTGGCTTTGGCGACCTGTCTTATGAAGACGATGGCTTGTCCGAAATCTCTTTAGGAATCACTTATGACTGGGCCAAGTGGGATCCTTCTGCTGTCGGCGACTCCGAGATCTTTACGGGACCTACTGGTCCATACAGCGGCCTTAACTAAGAGAGGTTCTGAATGGCTTGGTGGTCAAACGCAATAGACGCTAAAAGAAAAAGCCGCTTTATTGTCCGGATGGGCAATGGCGGCATTTTGCTTGCTTTGAAATCTACCGGTAAGCCAAAAGCTACCATATCAAAGAAAGAGTATCAAATGGTTAATCACTTCTATAATTATCCGGGAACGGTGAAGTGGGAACCAGTCAGCATGGTGTTTGTCGATGCAGGCTTTTGGGGTTCCGATGCAGCGAATCCTAACGAGGAAGACTTTGGAACAATGCCCGCTCCAAAAACAAGAGGGGCAGCTGAGACGTTTTGGGAAATGCTTCTAGGCTCAGGGTATACAACCCCAGCTGGAAGCTCTGGAAGATCAGGTAGAAACAAATCTATCTCCAGTCCGGAGAAGGCAGCTTCAATGGATATATCATTTGGAAAAACATTAAGCATAGAACAGATAGATGACAAGGGAAATACAATCGAAAAGTGGTCCCTGCACAACCCCATCATCACTAGTTTATCTTGGGGGGACCTAGATTATGGTGATGACAATCTAGTAGAGTACACATTAGAAGTTAGCTATGATTGGGCCGAGTTTTCGAAAGACAACAAGGACGAGACAGAAAGAATATAAATATCAACATGAGAGGTGAAAGTTGAGACGAAACAATGAAGAACGTTTGATGGGCGTTCATAAACCAAGCCATCCAGAAGATGTGCCACAAATGATGAATCCAATGGACTTTGTGACACCGACGCAATTTGTTGAATTGCCATCTTGTGGTCGATATCCGGAAGGACATCCGCTTCATGGAAAAGATTCAATTGAGATTAAATACATGACAGCAAAAGACGAAGACATCTTGACCAACCGGTCTCTTCTAAAGAAGGGCTTGGCTATTGATAGAATGATTCAAAATTTGATTGTCGATAAGTCCATTAATGCAAGAAGCTTATATGTCGGAGATAGAAACTCAATCATAATTCATGCACGAGCTATGGCCTATGGTTCAGACTATAAAACATCCGTACAATGTCCAGCATGCGGAGAGACATCGAAAACAAGATTTGATCTCTCAGACTATGAGATATATAAAGGAAACGAAATCGAAGATTACCTCCAAGATAATGGCGATGGAACATTCACAACCAGACTTCTGTTGGCAGACCAAATTGTTGCCCGTATAAGGCCACTAAGCGGTGCTGATGAGGTGGAACTTTTAGGTGATGGTAGTGCCAAGGATATGACTAAGGACTTGCTCTCGAAGCAAATGAAGCGGTTTATTGTCGATCTAAATGGATACAGTGATGACAGAACAATTAACTATGTTGTTGAAAACATGGTAGCAGCTGATGCAAAACATCTTCGAGATTGCTTAAAGCAAATCTCTCCGGATGTAAAGCTAGAGCAACAGTTCAGATGCAAGAATTGTGATCACAAGGAGGTTATGACGGTTCCATTCGGGACTGACTTTTTTTGGCCTGACCGATGACTATATGGAACAGGTCTATGAAGCTTTCTTTTCTTTGAAACATTATGGAGGGTGGAGCTTATTTGAGCTCTACAACCTTCCTATTGGTTTAAGAAACTGGTGGCTCGAGAGAACTATCAAGGAATATGAGAAAGAAGCAGAACAGATGAAGAAAAAGTAGATAACCACGTGCTCGGCATTGTCCGAGCATTTTCTTTTTATAACTATTTATTGTATAATAGTTCAAGAGGGCTTTTGGATGGCAATTAATGACAGCGAGAAAACGACAGCCGAACAGGCACAAGCGCAAGAAGACATATACCAGAAGATAGTTGGTAATATTGAGAAATCAAAAGAACAACATGAGATCTTAAAGGCCCAACTGGAAACAGTTAGAGAAATGGCAGATCTTCAAGAAGCCGAATTTAAAATGCAACAAGACAGGTTTAACCTTCAGGGGAGTCTTGCGCAAAGGCTCCATGAACAACTAGGTCTAACTACAGATACGGCAGCGCAACAAAGAATGGTTCAGGAATATCTTGAAGCTAGCAAAAGTGAACTAGCGGATATTGTGGCAGCAAATAAAGAAATCTTAAGCTTAAACATGGAAGAGTTAGACCAGATTGCCAAAAAGCAAGCAGAATTGGAAGATGAAAAAACCACAACCGAAAGAAGAAAAGAGTTGCTACAAGAAATAGCCAAATTAACAGAAAAGGCTAAAGGCACGCAATTAGCGGCAGCAAAACTCCAAAGAGAAATGACCAGCGAGGTATCAAGAACTGCCGGTAAGCTTGGTCTGTCTGCTAAATATTCAGATACAACATTTGGAAAGTTTGAAGGTATGTATGCTCAGGCAGCGAAACTTGGAGGAAAGGGCGGCTTAGGTAATGTAACTCAAATGCTAGGAAAAGGTGTAGGTCAAACCTTCAATCTTAAAAACGTAATGGCAATGGTTTTTGAAGAAGTTATAAAGATTGGCGTTGGGCTTGATAATGCATCAAAGAAGCTTGGAGCAAAAACCGGTTTTGGTAACGTATTTTCAAAGCAATTGTTAATGATTCAAAAAAGCGGCAACATGGCAGGAATTGGAGTAGAACAGGCTGCATCTGCTATTGGCGCATTAGCAGACAACGTATCATCATTTAATCCAAAAGCAGATAGAACGAACGCATATATGGGCTTAACGGTTGCAAGATTGGAAAAACTTGGAGTTGCAGCAGGAAGTTCGGCCAAAACAATGGACTTCATGCAAAGAACAAT